TTGCCGCTGCCTGAGACGCCCGAGATCTACCAGCCCAAGGTGCATTAGATGGAAGCGGTGCTGTATTTGGTGGGATTTGGCGCATTCGTGGGTGTGACGATCGCCGCGTTTGTCATCATCCTAGGGGATCACTGATGAAGCTATCGCCCAAAGAGCAGCAACTGCGGGCCTTGCGTGAGGCGCGTTACGTTAATGCGATTGAGCCGCCGCCGCGTCCGATTAAAGTAACGGACGAATACGTGACTAACGTAACGGCCTACGACACCTATGCGGCCACCTACGAGCCGGGCGACAGCGTGCTGAACATCGCTGCCAAGCTCGGGCGCCCGCAGATCCACGCAGACCGCGCTGCCAAGCAGAAAGCCTACCGCGAGCGGAGGAAGGCCAAGTGAGGCGTCCGGAGTGGGAAGCGATGATAGAACTTAAGAAGCGCGACCGGGCAGCGCACCGCCAGTTGTGGGCAGCGCACCGCGAGCGATCGTGGGCTGCTCAGGCGGCCTCGCCCAAATGGCAGGCGTATCTGGAGCGCCTCGCGGTCGCTCGCAACCTCAAGTCCCGCAAACTCAACCCTGATTGCTACGTGCCGCTGGTCATAGATGCCTGACGGCAGCCGCCCCATAATCTGGAAGGCCACGCCCGCTCAGGCGGCCTTCATCTCGTGCCCGATCTTCGAGATCTTCTTCGGAGGCGCACGAGGGGGCGGCAAGACGGACGCGGCGCTGGGCGACTTCGTGGTCCATGCCGATGAGTACGGGCAGCACGCCATCGGCCTGATGGTGCGCCGCACGCGGACGGAGTTGGTCGAGACGATCGAAAGAAGTAAGCAGCTGTATATCCCGCTGGGCGCGGTCTACCACACGCAGGAGAGCATGTGGCGCTTCCCCAACGGCGCCCGGCTGCGCTTTGCATATCTGGAGAGGGATTCCGATGCTGACGCCTACCAAGGTCACAGCTACACGCGGGTCTACGTCGAAGAGATCGGGAACTTCCCTTCTGCTGTCCCTATCCTTAAGCTCATGGCAACGCTGCGTTCTGGATCGGGCGTGCCGTGCGGATTCCGCGCAACAGGAAATCCTGGCGGCCCGGGCCATCAATGGGTTAAGGCTCGCTACATTGACCCCGCCCCCCTCGGTTGGAAGCGCATCACCTTCACGTTCACCGGCAAAGACGGCAAGGAGATAGCCCGTGATCGCGTCTACATTCCGAGCCGCCTGGAGGACAATCCGTTCCTGGGTGCGGAGTACGAGGCCAATCTCCACCTATCAGGGAACGAGCAACTGGTCCGCGCCTGGCTTGATGGGGACTGGAACGTTATCGCCGGTGCGTTCTTCCCCGAGTTCGGACCCCAGCACATCGTGCCTGCAATGGCATTGCCGGACATGTGGCCGAGATTTCGAAGTGGCGATTGGGGTTCTGCCCGGCCGTTTAGTATTGGTTGGTGGGCTCTATCTGATGGTTCAGTGCCCAACCTGCCACGCGGTGCTCTCGTCCGGTATCGAGAGTGGTACGGCTGGAACGGCACCCCCAACGAAGGCGCCAAGCTCACAGCCCAAGAGGTCGGATCGGGAATCGCTGCTCGCGAAGCTGGCGAGAACGTGTCCAATGGAGCCTCTGTCCTCGACCCAGCAGCCTTCAGTAGCGATGGGGGACCTTCAATTGCTGAACGAATCATGGATGGCGGAGGCAAGACGGGTGCAGGAGTCCATCGTGTGGACTTCAGACGGGCTGACAACAAGCGCATCTCCCAGAAAGGTGCGATGGGTGGATGGGACCAAGTACGTGCCCGGCTGAAGGGCGAGGACGGGCGGCCCATGATCTACTTCTTCGACACCTGCGTGCATGCCATCCGCACGCTCCCGGCTCTCCAGCACGACGAGCTAAGGCCAGAGGACGTGGACAGCGAGGGCGAGGACCACGCCCCGGACGAGATACGGTATGCCTGCATGAGCCGGCCATACCTTCCCAAGAACATGCCGGCGAAAGATCCGGTGTTTTCTGGTATACCCATCGGCACGTCTCCCGGCCCTAACGTGAAGATGCCGACGATGAATGACCTTTGGAAAGACAACGAGCGAGGCGGCTTCTAATGGCCCTAGATGACAACCCCGTAATTGTCGGGGAAGAAGACGGCCGCGACGGGCCGCCCAAGCGCACGCCCGAGCAGATCGCCCGCTACTGGCTCGACAACATCAGCAGCGCCGAGAAGAAGCGCAAGCCCTACATCACGCGGGGCAAGCAGATCCTGAAGCGGTACAGGAATAAGCGCACGCTGACCACGCTGGGCGTCCCCCTGGCCAACCGGCGCATGAACGTCCTGTGGAGCAACGTACAGACGCTGAAGCCGGTGCTGTACAGCCAGACGCCCAAGGCTAACGTATCGCGGCGCAACAAGTCCAAGGACCCCATCGGGCGGACGGCGGCCATCGTCCTCCAGAATTGCCTGCAGAACAGCCTGGGCATGGAGGACTTCGACTTCATCATGAACCAGGTGGTGGACGATCGGCTCCTGCCGGGCTGCGGTCTGGCCATGGTCGAGTACGTGCCCACGGTGGAGGAGGACCAGGTCGGCAAGCAGGCTGCGGAAACGCGGTATCTGCAGTGGGAAGACTACATGACCAACGTCGCCCGCGTGTGGCAGGAGGTCGTGTGGTTTGGCTACAAGGTCTATCTAACGCGCAAGGAGTGCTACGACGTAGCCAAGAACGGCGCGATGGCCGAGGGCAAGGACGAGGAGGAGGCCCAGGCTTTTGCCGAGGACGTGTGGCGCGAGATCACGCTGGACCACCGCGAGGACAAGCAGGAGGAGAACCGCACGGCAGGGCAGGCCAACGACGGGCCGGCTAAGGCTGTCGTGTGGTGCATCTGGGACAAGACCGAGAAGCAGATCATCCAAATCAGCCCCGGCTATCCGCGCGCCCCTCTGGCGATCCTGCCGCCGCCTGTGAACTACGACGGCTTCTTCCCCATCCCCCGCCCGCTTCAGGCCACGACCACGAACGACACGACCAACCCGGTGCCGGACTTCGAGCAGTACGTGGATCAGGCTGACGAGATCGACCTGATGACCCAGCGCATCGGCACGCTGGCCAAGGCTCTCCGGCTGCGCGGCCTGTACCCGGCTGACATGGACAGCCTCAAGATGCTGGTCGAGGGCGGGGATGCCGACATGATCCCCTACGACAACTGGCAGATGCTGTCCGAGCGGGGCGGGGCCGAGGCGCTGATTGTGTGGTTCCCGGTCGAGGCCATCGCCAAGACGCTGATCCACTGCATCGAGGTCCGCCAGCAGGCGATGGAGGCCATGTACGAGATCACGGGCCTCTCGGATCTCCGCAGGGGGCAGACCGAGGCCAGCGAGACGGCGACGGCCCAGCAGCTCAAGGCACAGTACGGCGCGGTTCGCACCAGGGACAGCCAGCGCGAGGTGCAGCGGTTCATCCGTGACCTTCTGCGGCTGAAGACCGAGGTCATCTGCGAGAAGTTCTCACTGCAGGACATCAAGGACATGAGCGGCGTCAAACTGCTCTCCGAGCAGGAGAAGAAGATGGTGCAGATGGCCATGCAGATGTGGCAGCAATTCGGGCAAGCACAGCAGCAGTTCCAGCAGATGCAGGCCCAAGCCCAAGCGCCGCAGGGGATGTCTCCTCCCCCACCGAACATGCCTCCCGGCATGGCCCCTGTGGCGCCCCAGCCCCCAGCCGTCCCCCGGCCATCCGAGGAGATGGTGGAGGCCTTGGAAGAGCCTTCGTGGGAACAGGTGCTGGGCGTTCTCCAGAACGAGAAACTTCGGGGCTTCGTCGTGGACGTGGAGACGGACAGCACCGTGGAGCCCGACCAGCAGGCCCAGCAGGCGGCTGCGAGCGAGTTCCTGGCGGCTGTGACGCAGTTCATGGCCATGGCAGGCCCGATGATGATGCAGCAGCCCGACGCGGCGGATATGTTCGCGGAGATGCTGTCTTGGGCGGCCAACCAGTGGAAGGGTGCCGACACCATCGTGGGCGCCGTGGATGAGTTCACCGAGAAGGTGAAGAAGCAGGCCGAGGCTGCCAAGCAGAACGGCCCGCCGCCCAGCCCGGAGATGGCCAAAGTCGAGGCCGATGCGGCTGCCGACAAGATGCGGGTGGAGGCTGACACTGCCGCGACGCAGCAGAAGCTCCAGCTTGAGGCTCAGGCCAACCAGCACAAGATGATGCTGGCTGAACAGGAGGCCAACCACAAGGCGGCGCTGGCCGAGCAGGAATTGCAGTTCAAGCGCGAGATCGAGGAGCGCAAACTCCAAGCAGACGCCGAGCAGCGCGACAAGGACCGCGAGAGCCAGCAGATGCTGGAAAGCAAGCGCATGGCCAGTGAGGGCGAACACAAGGAGCGGGACCGTCAGTTCTCGGCTGAGAACGCAGAGAAGGACCGCGAAGCCAAAGAGAAGCTGGAAACGCAAAAACAGCGTGCGGACAGGATCGCGGCGCGAGCGGGAGATGGCAGCGTGGAGGATACTGTGCAGGATGCAGAAGACCGGGCACCCGGCGAGGCGGCCAAGCTGATAGAAAAGCTGACCGCGCTAACGGAGAAGGCGAGTCGTCCTCGCAAGATGAAGATTGTCCGTGGACCTGATGGGCGCATAGCAGGCGCTGAGGAGGCTTAAGTGGCAAACGGTAGCTTTGCAGTAAACATCTCCAGCGCAGGAGATAATGTGATCGTGCCCGGACAGGGCCGATTGCGCTTCATCATCACGAAAATCACACTGTCTCTGGCGTCTGAGACGACGGTGCAGTTCAAGAGCGGCTCGTCCCTAATTACTGGTCCAATCTATATGATCGCCCTGTCTGAGGTAGGGAGCTTGGCAGATCCGCTCTACGTCATGGACCATGGGCAGCCTTTCGTTATCAACCTTGGCGCTGCAGTGCAGTGCGGCGGGGTCATTCAGGGGATGCACACGTCATGAGCAGCAGCAGTATTAGCCGCGCAGGCGGAAGCGGTGGTGGTGGCTCGACTGGTCCGGCTGGGCCGACCGGACCCGCAGGACCGCAGGGCCCGACAGGCCCACAGGGAGCAACGGGGCCGCAGGGCGTACCGGGCGCGACTGGCCCGGCTGGCCCGCAGGGTGCGGTAGGCCCCCAAGGGCCGGCTGGTACCGGCGGCAGCGGTGGCGGCTCTACCACGATCACCATCTCGGGTGGCAGCCTCGCAAGGCCAGCCAACCAGACGCAGCTGGCGGCCCTTCTCCAGGCCCACGCCAACGAGGGCGGAAGCCTGATGTTCGACGGCACCACGCCGGTAATCACCATCAACTCCCCAATGGTGATAAATCTCACAGACGTTGGCGATGACGGCTGTGGCTTCCTGTTCAACGGCCTGCGGCTGACGAACGGTTCCGGCATGGGCACGCAGCCCGCCCTGACGTTCCTGATCGATGGCTTCGTGCATCGTTACCTGACCATCAGCGGGCTCAATATGTTCGGTGCCTACCCAACCCGGTACGGCAGCGGGTTGTTTGTTAAGACCCAGAACGGCGGGCAGTCTGTCTACGGGACCTTCGAGAAAATCCAGACATCGTGGATGGCCGGCTACGGCATGCGGTTCCAGGGCGATGTGTTCGAGTGCAGCGCCTCCGCTCTCAGCATCAAGGACTGCGCCAGCGACGGCATCCAGTTCTCCAATACGGGCGGCATCATCTCCAATTTCATGATGTACGGCCTAAACGCCTCGCGCTGTGAGGGCTATGGCGTCAAGCTGGAGAGCGGCGTGCAGAGCGTGGACTTCCATGGCGGCTCGTTCGTGAACAACAGCCTTGGCGGCATCAACGGCGCTCCCCGCTATGTCCAGGGCGTCAACTTCGAGAACACCGGGCTTGCGGGCATTGACGGCTCGTTCGGCGGCTACCCCACGACGGTTCTTGCCTGCAACATCTCCAGCAATGGGCGCCAGACCAGCGGCCCCGGTGCCCAGCCCTCACGGTGGCTGATCAAGGGCACGCCCAAGACCAGCCTGGTGCAGGACTTCAACTACGTGACGCCCTACACCGAGGACCCAGCCAACCATGCTGCGCCCACCAACATGGCGGTCCTTGATTCATGACCGTCTCTCTAACCCACGCCAAGGAAGCCACGCTCCCGGACGACCCGAATTACGAGGTCGGATCGACCGAATGGAACGAGCAGCACGTCCTTACCCAAGCCACGGCGCGCCTGCTGGGCCGCTCGACGGCTGGAACAGGTCCGACGGAGGAGATTACCGTTGGCTCCGGCCTAACTCTGGCTGCCGGCACACTGACGGCCACGGGCGGCGGCACGGGCACCGTCACCAGCGTCTCAGTGGTCTCTGCCAATGGCCTTGCGGGCACGGTGGCCACGGACACCACCACGCCAGCCATTACGCTCTCAACCAGCGTTACGGGCATTGTGAAAGGCAACGGCACGACCCTCAGCGCGGCAGTGGCGGATACCGATTACCTGACGCCCGCGACGGCTGCCTCCAGTTACCAGCCGCTGGACGCGGATCTCACGTCAATAGCGGGCCTTGGCGGCAACGGATTCCCAGCCAGGACAGCGGCCAACACCTACACCATGCGCTCTCTCGCGGGCACGGCGAGCCGCATCAGTGTAACTAACCCGGCTGGCGTGGCGGGCAATCCCACGCTGGACATCGACGCGGCCTATGTCGGCCAGACCAGCATCACGACGCTGGGCACGGTCACGACGGGCACATGGACTGGCACAACTATCAGCCCAGCTAACGGCGGCACGGGCGTAGCCAACAACGCTGCGGCCACCTTGACGCGCTCCGGCAATCACGCGCTGACCATCACCACGACCGGCACGACCGGCGTGACGCTTCCCACGTCTGGCACATTGCTGGCCTCGGGAGGGGCGCTCGGCACGCCGAGTTCGGGTACTGCAAGCAATCTTACCGGGCTGCCACTGACGACCGGCGTGACCGGCAACCTTCCGGTAACCAATCTCGACAGCGGCACGGGTGCCAGTGGCACTACGTTCTGGAGAGGCGACGGCACATGGGCCACGCCTAGCGGCGGCGGTGGCTCTGGCACTGTCACGCAGGTTAGCGTGGTTACCGCAAACGGCTTTGCGGGAACGGTAGCGACCGATACCACAACCCCTGCCATCACCATCACCACGGGCATCACGGGTGTTCTAAAGGGCAACGGTACTGCCGTATCGGCGGCGACGGCCGGCACTGACTACGTTGCCCCCGGTGGCGCGTTGGGAACTCCTTCCAGCGGCACGCTGACCAACTGCACAGGTCTCCCGATTGCGGGTACCACCGGCTATGGAACGGGCATTGCGGCGGCACTGGCGATAAACACCGGATCGGCCGGCGCTCCCGTACTGTTCAACGGGGCGGGCGGCACCCCCTCTGCCATTACTTTGACAAATGGCACGGGCCTTCCGATCTCGGGGACTACAGGCTACGCCACTGGGATAGCCACATTCCTTGCCACGCCATCCAGCGCGAACCTGCGGGCCGCCCTGACCGATGAGACGGGCACGGGCGTTGCCTACTTCGTAGGTGGCGCGTTGGGCACCCCGGCCTCCGGTACGCTGTCGAGCTGCACGTCCTATCCTTTGGCGCAATTGACCGGGGCTGGCACGGGCGTCTTGACCGCGCTTGCGGTGAATGTGGGCTCTGCCGGTGCGCCCGTGGTGCTGAATGGCGCTTTGGGCACGCCTTCGTCTGGCACCCTGTCGGGTTGCACGGTGGACGGCACGGACAGCGTAGGCTTCCGCAACATCCCGCAGAACGCCCAGACGGGCAACTACACCTGCGTATTGGCCGACTCTGGAAAGCATATTTATCACGCGGCGGCGGCGGGCTCGGGCGATACCTA